GAAGCCACCAAAGTGGACCCTAACCTCTTATACGGTATGTTTTTTGGCCGTTAACGTATCAGGCAAGGAGGCAGTCGCTGATCCTCCAAACACATCGGCAAACATACAGTCGATAAATACTCTCGACCAAAGTATCACAAGAGACTCTCGGCCACAAACGGCCAGCTAAATCGTTAACAAATTGAGTGAATTTTTAGTACGTTAAACAAGGTCAAGCCAAGATTGGATCTCATCTGGCATCCCAGCGTCTATCTCAGACTCGCTTCTATCCTCGGTTAGGTTCTTCTTAACCCTATGTTCCGCAGAATCTTCTTCATCTTCGTACAGCTCATGAGAGAATGTCTCAAACTCAATCTCAACCTCTTGATCTATCTGCATGTGTTGCACAGACTGAAACACGGCCCCGGCAACAGCATCAGCAAGATCTTTAGAACCAGATGAAGGGTGATCAATCTTGTTACCACGGAGCAGTTTAAGCTTCAATAGTTCATCCTCAACTAGGATCTCATTCCAATACCCCCGCAATCTCTTATCATAGATAGCCGTCATCAGCGTATCGTAGTCTGTCTTTTTGACGCTATGAAAGTCTGCATTAATACCCATTGCGCGCAGGGACTGAATCATCTCTACCGACTGCCATTGATCAAAGCTTACAATGGCGACAGAGAATCTCCTACACAAGTCCACTATCATCGCTCTGATCTGACTAAAGTTAATCTCTGCACCCGGCTGTGCTTGCCATGAATAAACCAAGTCTACATTAAGCACCGGAAGTTGCTCAGTTCCAAGGCCAGTGTTAATACTCTTCATGCCGGGACAGTGCACCATAGACAATGCAGCACGATCACGCTTGACAGCTAGATCGACATGAATGAACCTAGTAAAATCATCACTGCCATTAAACCAAGACTTGAATGAGCCATCTTCTTCTATGGGGTCCTCAGCAAAGTTGAAAGCATTCCTAACCAAATCCGCATCCCTAAAGAATGCATCCTCCATATGTGGAGGCTCACATTCAAACCTTGCTCTAGCCTCAATTGGATTGCGGATATATTCTGACTCCAACTGCTCGCGCTCAATCGTGGGATTAACCTCCCAAGTAGCAGCCTTGATAGCCCATGTCTTAGGCTCATCTAAAGCTATAGAAGAATCATACCTCTGTTGAATAAAGTCTCCTCGATAACGGGGGAAGGACAACAGGATAGTTTTACCGACCTCAGGGAAGCGAGACATCACAGACAACTTACTCATGTTGTAAATGGCAGACGCAGAGCCCATAGATCTGACATCACCTTTCAGCTCAGAGTCTCTCTTAAAGGCTGAGATCTCATCCAAGATGATAGTCATTACCTCATACCCCTCCCACCCCTCTGACTCAGAGTGACCAGAAAAACAGCGCACGGGGCGTGAAAAGAAGAAAATTTCTGATACCCTTGGTTCGAAGCCCTGTTCGTTGAACCACGGAGACGAGAGAAGGAGGTTCTTAAATGGTTCAAAAAATACCCTCTGAGCCTGCTGTGCGTTCACAGCTAGGTTCAGGAGATCAATATACACACCAGTTGCTTTACCATAGTACCCAAGAGGATCTCGTAGACAATGCATAAGATAGATGGTGTAGGCCATTGTTATCCTAGCACAATGGTCCTTGCCAGAACCCTTGCCAAGTTGGCAGATTACCTCGTTTTGAGTGTATGTATCATATATACGCTGCCCTTCCTTATCGCCATGAAGCTTCTTCAACGTTTCCACATTAAATACCTGCGTACTCATCTTAACAATCTCAGTTTGGATGTCAGACAATGGCGGTAGACCAAGGTATTTACGATCACTTACAAATACGTCAAGAGGAACAGGCTCCATGTCAAGTTCCTCATGGCTTAAAAGTTTATCAAGATCATCAAACTCAACGTTTAGACCATAGAATTCACTCATCTTTTATCCGGTTTTGACCATTATATAGAGTCGATTTCTTTCCCCACGACTTTAATAGAAAAAGGACATTATATAGGGCGCATGTAGTTCCCTACAAGCCTTCCGGTTCCTCCTCATCTTCATCATCTTCCACTATATCAGCATCAATGGTGTTAGGATCATCCATAGCGTCTTCAAACTCCTCGCTTGCCTCCATTAGCTCAAAGGCCAATGCAAGCTCACCTCTCACCTGAGAAGCTATCTCAGGGAATTGAGACACCGTATCGCGCAAGATCTTAGACAGAATCTGATTGACAGACTCCGCCCGCTGCATTCTTGCAACATATTCTACATCAGCGTTGTTCCCACCAAGCAAATGATGTAATTGTGCCTTCTTAGAGGCAACATCAGAAGCCAGTTTTAATGCCTGAACTCTCGCAGAGATCATACCATGATCGGTAGCTATGGTCACAGTCTCCCAAGCCTCCTTAGAGACCTGTTCAAACTCCTCTAGAGCACGCAGTGTGTTGTACTGCACCTTCTCTAGAAAATAAGGATCATCTTGAGCCCTCTTGTCGATAAGACTCTTGTAATCATTAACGTGTTTTCTTACACGCTGTGGCGAGATGTCCATCACAGTGGCTATCTCAGACACCTTGTAGCCCTTAACCGATAACAGACCGGCTTCTTCGATATCGTTTAACTCATCAACGATAGTATGCTGGCTACTAGTAGTTTCTATCTCCTCAGACATTAAAACGTTGCTGTGTGCTGACTCGTTCAGGCCAGCACACAGCGCCTCCTTTTATTAGACTCTACTACCGCACGACTCGCATGTTGCATCGTGGGCAAACATTGCACCGCCACCAATCTCACACAGCAGATCACGGTACTCTGCAGAAATTGTAAAGTCGTGAGTGCCAACATATGTGAAAAGGTTAACAATATCATACATTGTAGACGGTATACCATCAGAGACAGTAGCCAAATAGCCTTCATCTGTCAAGTAGCGTATCAGCAAGTCCCTAATCTTATTAGGCAGCCTGTACTGAACACACATATTGCGAACAGCAGATTCAGCGTTACGAATCTTGTCTTGCTGCATAGCCATGAGTCCATCTACCATCTGCTTGACCTGATCTAGGGCCAAGGACGAGAATTCGCTCGCCTGAGCAAGAACTCCATCAGAACTATAGCCATTTACTCTAAATTTACGTCCATCAATGTTTACAGATGCTCCATTATCGCAAACCAGCCGGTTTAGGAACGTCTTAAACACTGGCGCTGTCTTCCAACTGTCATCATATGTGGCAGATACACCACCAAACAGCACAGAACCGCCGGGATCTTCAAATGTCAACTCAGGGGAGCGCAATTGGATGTTAAATTTGCCATCATTGACTCCCCAACGGTGAACAAAGGGTGCTTCACCATCAAACGAGTCCACAATTGCCCCCAAGAGAGCATCATGTGGCACATATGGCAAATCTGGGCGCATAAGAGACCTAGCGACCCCCTTATCGTCCACAAGTGCGTTGTATGGGCGCCTAGGCCCCTCTGTCAGTAAGTAATTAACTGTAAAATCGGTCAAAGTGTCCGGCATCCTTCCCGCATAGCTAGCAGGAACGTCGATAAGATTGCACAGTTGTGTAAAACTACTGCCTGTTAACGTAATGCTCTCATCATTTGGTGTTGTAATAGTATTCGTCTTGGCATGGTACTTAGACCGGCCAAGTTCAAACTCAAGATGCTTAGTGTTCTTAGAAATGCTTCCAAGGTCACCCATAAGCTGATCAAGTTCAATTGTTGCTGTTGGAAATTCCCAACCTGTCATGTCAATGCCTCCTTAGGCTTCTCTTGGCATCCATTATACCCCATTTAGCGCCCCATCATGCTACATTTGGGGATATTTTTATTTTTTTCTTTCCACATCCAGACCGCCACCCTTCTCGGGGACAGGGGTAGCCTCTCTAGATTGCTCTCTAAGGCCCCTAGGAGCCTCTCTACGGGCCTCACAGGGTGCTTGTGGGGGACTATACACAAACGCCCCCAGAGGCCCTCAGACGGGCTCTACGGCGGTCTGAGAGCAATTCAGAAAGGGGGTGTTTTAGCGCAATCATGTAATAGTACCGTGAGCGCCGTTTTCGAGGATAGATGCCGTAGAAATGCGCACAAAAAGGGCTTTTGAGTGGTACTCGGCCATGTCACTAGCCCCAACATATGAAAAAGCGCTACGCAAACCGTCAGAAATATCGTTTACTACATCCCCAGCCTTGCCGCTATACTTAACAAAACCCTCAGCACCCTCAATATACATGGATCCCGCACCATTCGATGCCATTCCTCGGTAAGTTTTAAACTTTTCGCCATCAATATCCACAACATCACCCGGAGACTCAAACGTGCCAGCCAACATTCCACCAAGCATTACAGCATCGGCACCAGCAGCCAAAGCCTTAGCAATATCACCCGGAGTCTTCATACCACCATCAGCAATACACCCCACGCCATGCAAATCTGCGGCATGAGAACACTCAAGAATGGCAGACAGCTGAGGTATACCCACCCCTGTGTTAATCCTCGTCAAGCATGCTGCGCCCGGGCCGATCCCCACCTTGACACAATGAGCACCAGCATCAGCCATACGGCCAACAGCATCAGGAGTAGCCACATTGCCACCAATGATACAAACAGCCCCGCCGTGCTTATCAGACATGCTCCTCAATTGTTCCACAGCCTTTAAAGCATGAACAGAATCTCCATGAGCAATATCCAACACAATGTACCGGACACCCTCCTCAATATACCGCCTCACAGGAGAAAGACGCAATTCGTTAACACCCATAGCCACAGCAGAAGCCAAACCCATGCTCGTTAACTGGCGTATACAATGAATACGCGTGGCATGAATCAAGTTGCGATGAATCACACCCAAGCCGCCAAGCTCAGACATCGCAATCGCCATATCCAACTCACACACAGTATCCATATTAGAAGCAATAATGGGGAGATCCAACTCAAACCCATCATACAGTTTTGTCTTAAGGCTAACATCACTCCGGCTACGCACAGCAGAATGCTGAGGCTCAATTAAGACATCATCAAAACTAAGATACTCACGACTCATCGGAGGGACCTTCACTCGCGCCCTCTACGGCCTCCCTGACGAACGTGGAGATAGTCTCCTCAATGAGAGTCCAAGGAACGACTATCCTATACGACTCCTCCTCCGCTCCTTCAAGGTACACAATGATACCCTCATCGCTACAACGTGGACAATCATCAATCATTGATTAAGCCCTCCCTGTATAGGACCAAACCTATAATAGCATAGCAAGCCAAATCCATGAACGAATCCTCAACAGACTCATTCTCCAAATGATTACCAGCAGCAGCAGACTTCAAACGCACCACCTTATCGCCAGCACGAACCATAGCGCCAACCCAAGGCTGCACGCCCCACTCAGCAGACTGCCTAATGTTTAAAAATATGTCCTCATCAACACCATAGTCAGCACCCTTCTTCTTATGAAGATCCGACATATCCTTTAGGATCTTCAAAAACATTGGGTGTCCGTTATGTCTACTCATCACTAATCCTTTCTAGTATGCTTCCATCACTATCAACCGCACCACGCAACTTAGCCTCCTGCATAATAAAATCCTCATGCAGCCCATGCAGACGAGTAAAACGAGACTGATAGTTGAACCAGCCCTCAAAGCCCTCCCACATCTTCTCGCTAGTTTGCTGATACAACTCCTCAAGCTCTGTCTCATCAAGAATGAAACTCAAAACCCCCAAAGGCATATACACCACAGCATCATACTCAATGTTGGACCCATTATCCTCGCCGTACTTCTTTAGAAGCAGTTGGAACTCCTGAACGACTCTCTCAACACCCTCACCGGCAAAATGCTCAATCGTATTATAGTCATTCCGCTTCCTTGGACAAAACTCGTCAACCTCCGTTAGAGTGCCATAAGCACGACAGACCAAAGGACGATAACCGTAAATCGTACACCCGTCATCCCAAAAAGCACAGTAACCATCAACAGTCTGCTCATCCCAATTCCAAGAAGAATCATACATGGCACCAAGCAGTTGATCAATCTTGCCATTCATCCACTCAGTTGCAGCATCCTCACCACGATCCTCCATGATTAGATAATACTCCTGACGCATACGGAAAGCGATATACGCCGCCTCAGTCATATGAATCTTCAAACCCACCTTACAGCACTTGCCTGAATTCACACAACCAAACTCAGTCTCATTATGGCGAGACTGAAAGATGCGGACCTTGTTATACACCATATCCAAACTAACAAACGTGCCAAGATCCTTAGAATGAATCTCCCTTCTCTTCATCTCTTTCTGCCCTTCTTGCGTGCTCTCATCTCTTTTGCACGCACCCTCTTCATCTTCTCCACCCGATCCTGCATCGGACTCTTCGGCCTCCTCTGAGACACGCCCTTCAATGTGCGCCCCTTGCCCCTAAACCTTAACAGATCATACTTCTTAGCCCAGTTGTACAGGGCCTGAGGTGTCACATCAATATTGTGTGACTGCTTCAACAACTTACAGATGTCAGTCAGCTTCATGCGCTTTTTGACATAATGCTCATAAAGCCACTGCTTATCCTTATATGGAACCATGCTAGCCATCAGAAAATCCTCCTATGGGAGTCTACCACGATCATTGGCGAATTACTCAATCCCATCGCGATTTCGCTCATCCTGTTTCTGGCAGCCCCACAATGCGATACCGATAGCGTCAATGACATCGTGGTCATACCTCTCATCATCCAAAAGGTCGCCGGAAAACTGGTCCGATAGAATTTCCCTGACACGGTGCTTGCGCTCATGCATTGCCCGCTTCTTCGCCTCCTTCTCTGAAGTCTCAGCAGCCCACTTGGCGATATCTGCCTTCATAACCTTCTTGTATCCAATGCCGACCTTCCACACCAGAGGACTAGCCTCACGAACATGCACACCGCTAAGCGCTGAGGTTGCCATAGAAGCGCCAACCACATAAGACAGATCGCGACTTGTCTGATAGTTCTGTATATAGACAGTCTGTTCGATATATACAAAATCTGGCTTAATGGACTCAATCACACCCGGCAGGTTATCAACCACCGCATTGACCTTCAACTCCATGCCCTGCTTGTGAGGCAAATCAATCTTGCCAGTCTCACCAAGGATCACATCACCAGAGCCGTCAAGCGTACACACCGCCCAAGCCAACGAACGAGTAGAAGGATCTATCCCAAGAATTTTAACACTCTTCAAAGCAGCCAGCGCTCTCATTCACACTCACGACGCAGTTTGTACTCACTCCAGCCCCAGCCGACCAGCCTCTGAATAAAGCGCTCACGCTTGCATTGTTCACAAATATCTTCCTCATTGTATCGAGACAAGACAGTGCCACACTTCTTGGTGAGACACACCCTGCGTGAATTACGTCTTTCCTTCTTTTCATAGTACCTCTGCAGTACTTTTTTGTTTGTAATAACCTTACGACACTCGGCACCGCAATAAATAGCATTATACACCTTAGGTACAAACGACTTACCACAATCCGGGTTGGCACAAGACTTACAGTTTGACTCCTTCGTCATCGTCACTCCAACAAAAAGATTTAACATCGCAATTCTGGCATTTTGGAGAAGTAATCTTGTAAGGTCTCACAGGCAACACATCATCCAAGAAAGCTTGATGCCACTTACGCCACTTCTTGAAAACCCTATCAACAAACTTATCATCCCGCTGAATCAACAAAGGCAGCAATCTCTGGTTATTCTTGTTCTCATAGATGACCAAACCCTCATTAAACCCCAAACATCTCATATAGACCTGAGCCTGACGATAATGATCATCCTTAGGCTTATTATGCACCTGCCTATAATGAAAGCCCTCCTGCGAAATAGACTTCAGCTCTATTAGCTTCTCACCCTCCCAATTCATAACACCATCAGCGGTGCCAACAATCGGGGGATCATCATGCTGGACAGAAATCTCCTCAGCAACAAGAATACCCATATCTCTAAAATACCCATACAAACGATCATGCACAGCATGACCATTATCAAATATACGATAAGTGTGACCAGTAAACGTGGGAACTACAGGTACACCACGAAACAAATACACCCAATATCGAGAACACTGATTTGTATAACTTGGATGAAACCCATCCACTCGTTTAAAGTCACGTTCATTCTTGACCCTGAGATGCTCATCTACTGCCTTTGAAAAACCCTCCTCAAGAGAAACCGCTACCTCCCCAACAGGCTCTTCCACACTCTTGAGCATATTAAGGGACTTCACGAACTACTCCTAGCCAGAAGCTTGAGGGTATTAATATTCTCCTCAAGTGCTTCATGTAGAGTATACCATATGTCTTTAGAAATCTTGTCATTATTGGACATAATTGTGGAATTTCTTTTATAAGCTTGAGCCATAATAATTACCTTTGTTCTATACGCCGCCAAAGTAGCCGCAGTTTTAGCAGCCTGAATGCCGTGATAATGATTAGGATTAGCAATAATATCCTCCACAATCCTCATCACAGCGATAAACTCCTCAGCCTTATCGCCCATAGCCGTCTGTAGGCTCTCAACAGACACGATGATGTCTCTACTCATAGTCGCTTCCTTCCACTAGTTCTTTAAACACGGACCACTCTATCACCGCAAGCTTACGCTCACTATCCTCACCAAGAACCACGCTCAAACAAGGGTGGCGATAATTATCGTTCCAAGAATCCTTCGCATGCTTCTGCCAATTTTTTAAAGAAAGAGTAAACGACTTACCGCAATGCTTATAGTCTACTAGAAAATTGAACAACTGAGCGTCGCCCTTCTTTAGACCACGACCAGAATTCTTGACAGCCTTAGCGCCATCTTTCTTAATCTCCTGCCTCTCAGTGCGCTTCATCCTACAAGAACTTTCTCTACAATCTCGGAATGCTGCACATCAGAAAGGTTAATATTGCCTGCACCATTCCACTTATCATCGCCATAGTAGAACCAAGCTCCACGCCTCTCAATGACATCCATCTCAACAGCTATATCAATCAACTCGCGAATAGTATCAATACCACCACGCTGAGGTAGAATATAATACTGACCTGTAGTGCCTATACTCGCCCGCTGCTTCGTCTTATCAATAGACCAAGCCACCTTCTGAGAAGTGATCATCTTTGCATTATCCCGCTCCATCTCGCTTTGAGACATCGACAAGAACAGCCTAACTATGTTATGCATATTGTGGTGAACAGTATTGCCATACTTACCACGCAACACCGCATACATGCCACTCAGATCCACCATCTGGTGAGAAATAAACAACATGATGTTGCGTTCCTTATTAAGATAGTTCACCAACTTCTGTATGAAGTACCCCTGAGAACGAGCGGCCAAACCCATAGCCTTACCGCCATCTGGCTTCCCATAAAACTCATCTTTCATTAAATTAGAAAGAGAATCAACAAGAAAGATGTGCTTCTCATCTGTACTCTCCAACATAGGCATGATGGCCTTCAATATGTCCTCCACCACAGTGCCCTGAACTATAATGGGGTCACTGATATCCACCCCGCACTGCTCGGCATACTCCTCCTTATACGAAAACTCAGAATCAATAACGACAGGTCTATACCCCATCCTCTGAGCCTGCGCTAAAATGTGATAACACAAAGTCGTCTTACCCGCTGAAGGTGTCCCCCACAGCAAATGTGTCATCCCTGTATACAAGCCTCCGCCCAAAGCCCTATTCAGACCAATTGAAGGCGTAGGTATAATCTCATACTCCGGCATTTTGTCGCCGCTACGTTTATCAACTACTAACATTAATTTTCATCCTCCTACAAAAATCATCAATATCAATAATATCGTCTGTGCCGTCAACTTTAAATCCCGGATCATCGTTAGATATCGGGGTGGGCTTGACAGCCACCCACGTTCCCTCTATTCTACCAAGTTTTTGAGCGTAGCGCCCGTACATATGAGGGAAAATTACGATCTTGGCAAATTGCATCCCGTCCCACACATACACACTCGCCATCTGCTTCCCCTTGGAGGTCTTGAACTGGCGTACATTGACGACGTACACCAAAGCCTTAGAATCGTCCATAGAGCCGAGTCCATGGCCATACAACCACGCATGATCATGATCACGCTCAGACCTTATCAACTGCATCAGCTTAACAGCCTCGCCCCCCTCATCCTCTACATCATTGAAACATTGCAGCGTGCGGTCACCAATCAGCGCATACACATAGTCACGCTTTTTAAGGTCAGTATCAAGATTGCTAAACACAGTGAAGGAGCCAGTGGGATCTTCAAACTCAATCCTCATATAAGTCGGAGATCGCTTCACCGATCTCACCACTGCCTTAACAAAAGACATGGATGTCTCATCCTCGTGAACATAAGAAGCCGGTGCCAACAAGTCCTCATGGACATCGTGAATCTCTTGAGAAATCGGAAATCCAAGCAAAGGCATGTAGTATTTATCATGGTCATACTCAGACACGTGGCCCAAAGACTCCAAAGAACCAACCTTGTCCAGGCTCTCAAGGATATTGCTCTTCAAATAGCGCTTAGCGCACCTTCCAACAAGCTCATCATAAGACGCAAAAGGACGCTTCTGAATAATCTCCTTAATAGCCGTTTGACCAACACCATCAATGTTAGAGAGGCCAAACCTGATCGACCCCTCACCAACGTAATCCACAGAAAAGAACTCATCAGAGTGATTTACATCTGGCGGTTTAATTTCCACACCAAGACGCTTCGCCTCAAGCAGATAGGCAGTAACCTTCTCTCTGCTGCTTTCATTAGTCAGCAGCGCCCAACAGAACTCCAGAGGGTAATGAATCTTCAACCACATAGTCTGATATGAAAGCATCGAATACGCCACAGCATGAGACTTATTAAACATATACAATGCAGAGACTTCAAAATCATCCCACATCTTTTCAGAAGCCTCTGCATCCATGACATTGTTATCGACAAACTGCCTACGATACTTCTCAAACTCATGTACATCGCGCTTTTTACCGATTATCTTGCGCAACCTGTCTGCATCTGACCAACTAAAGCCCGCCAAAGCCACCACAGCGTGCATTAACTGCTCCTGAAAAATAAAAGTACCATACGTTTCCTCCAAGATGGGCTTCAGCAAGGGATGCTGATACTTCACCCTGCGCTGCCCTGAACGGCGCTTGACGAACTTATCCCCCTGAGTCAGCAAAGCGCCGGGCCGCACTAGGGCATTAGAGATAACCAGATCCGTGAAACTCTCACAAGGCATGCGCTCCAACAGACTACGGTACGCACCAGCATCGGCCTGAAACACCCCCGTGGTCTCAGCGGCATTAAACTGCTCAAACACAGCAGGGTCGTCCAACCCTAGAGACTCAGACTCAACATCAACACCACGACGCTCCACAACCTGACGTAGACAATCTTTAACCACAGAGACGGTCTTCAAGCCAAGAATATCAATCTTAATAAGACCAACAGACTCAGCATCATCCATGTCAAAAGCCGTCACAACTGTCCTGCCGTCACCTGAGGGATCCTTGCGTGACTCCACCGGGCAAACCTCCCACAAAGGCTTAGAAGACACCACCACACCCGCTGCATGCATCCCAGCAGTGCGAATACGCCCCTCAAGCCTCTCAGCCACAGGCTTGACATCTACATACTTATCACAAAACTCACGCACCTTGGCGTTACGCCCCATATCATCTAAAGAATCAAACAACTGTGTGATGCCATTAATCTCTCTGAACTCCACCCCAAAGACTCTAGCCACATCTTTGACTGCAGACTTGGCCTTAAACACACCAAACGCAGAGATTGAAGCCACGTTCTCCTCCCCCCAACGCTCCTTCAGGTACTCTTTTACCTCACCCCTCCTCTTGTCCTCAAAATCAAGATCAATATCAGGATAGTCATTGCGATCTATATTGATAAACCTAGCAAACAACAGATCGTACTTTAAGGGATCAACAATAGTTATGTCCATCAAGTAAGCCAGCAGAGAGCCGCCCACAGAACCACGGCCAGGGCCTACGCCTATATCATTATTCCTAGCCCAATTGACAAGATCCCAAATAACCAAGAAGTAATCAGCAAATCCAGTTTTCTTAATGGCCTCCATCTCCTCGTCCAGCCGGTCCACGTACACAGCGTCATCCGCATGCCCCTTGCTAGACATAGCCATATTGGCAATCTCACGCAAATACCATGCAGAGTCAAACTTGTCATCATACTTCGGCAGCAAGTAACGCTTCTTGACCATCTCTGCATTACACTTGTCAGCGACTTCTAGAGTGTTTTCTAGATGGTCGCCAAGACCCTTGTCAAGGAACAAATCCCTAACCTCAGAAGCACCCATGATGTAAGGCTGGATATCATCGAAGCGCAGCCTCCTATCTGGATACATAGTGTTAATCTTGCTAACTATATCCATGCCATGCTTCTGGGCACATCCACTATGCTCCACAGCGTAGCGTTTATCGGCAGCCTTCATAGATGGGAACTGAGCTACCGACAGTAAAACCTCTTCTACGCCCGCATCGTCATGGCTTGGATAGTGGCAATCCAGCGTAGGAACTATCTTTTTCTCGTAAGAGTCTGCAAGCATTATAAGACCGTTATTGATTTCCGGGGGGTTCCAAGACTGAATCTCGAAATAGAAGTCATCGCCAAAGATGTCAATAAACTTCTCAGACAGGCGCTCAGCCCTGCTCCAGTCACCAGACTCAATAGCCTTAGCAATAGAGCTACCCCTGCAGCCCGATAGAGCTATAATGTCATTATTAACCATCTGCTCCAGCATTGGGAAGTCCATGCGAGGCTTATAGTAGAATCCATTCATCCACGCTTCATTGTTCAACCTGAACAGATTCGACAGCCCCTCATTATTTTTGGCAAGAAGGATAAGATGAAATCGCTCAGTCTTGGCATCCACAGTATCGTCTGCCATGTCAGGAGTAAAGTAAGCCTCGATCCCGAATATAGGCTTTATGTTCTGCTTAGAACAAGCGTCCTGAAACTTAAGGACCCCCGCCATGCTGCCATGATCCGTAATAGCTAGAGAAGTTTGACCATGCGTTGATGCCGCCGCTGCCATCTCCTCTGGAGTAGACATGCCGTCCAGCAGAGAATATTCGCTATGCACATGTAGATGAACAAAATCTGTCATGAGAAGCGCACAAGGTCTGTAAGCTCAACGGGTGAAATCACTCTAACCTCAACCCCGCCCTCTTGCAACAACTCGATAGCATCTTCATGAGCATACTTGCTCATGGCGTAAACTTCCTTGACACCGGCATTGATAATCGTTCTAGAGCAGAACACACACGGCGTAGTAGTTAAATACATACGACACCCATTCGTACTCACGCCACTCTTCGCTGCATGCAAAATCGCATTAAGTTCAGCATGCACAGCCCTGCATCTCTCAAAGCTGTCGCCAGACCTGCGGTTAGAACAACTCTCACCGCAATGTCCAGTCCCCCTCGGGGCTCCATTATACCCCGTAGCCAATACATGGTTAGTCTCAGGGTTTACGATTATGCACCCAACTGATCTAGACGGACATGTTGCCCGTGTAGCAACCAGCGTAGCCATCCTAAAAAAGTATGAATCCCAATCTGGCCTATCATTATCACTCACGTTAATACTCACCCTCTACTCCAAACCTAGTTTATCTATCAGCTTCTCAACATCACCAAAAGAGTCTACACGAATATCGTCATGATCGCTGGACCACCAAGGATCGCTTAATTCAAAATCTACATTATAGTCACGATTCATCAACACACCGAGCATATTGGCGTCATTAACAGCCTCCACCTCTAAAGGATTGTCTTCAATCAGCAGCGCTGCCTCGCCCCAAGGAACCTCGCCCTGAAGCGTCTTCATCAACTCAGACTTTCTGCCAGCATCTGTAAACAAGACTTCATGATACGCAATGTCCCACTCGTCCAACCACTTCTCTGTGACCTCACGCCATTTAGGGTTGCGACTAGTTACAAACACAACATCAACACCAGACATGAAATGCTCATTAACAAAATGCCAAGCATCCTCATAAGGTCTCAGATTGCGCCAAAACACTTCGTCCTGCATCGCATCGTACACCCACTCGACATCACGCCAATGCTTACTGTCAAACGACTTACTAAAGTCGTACTGATCGTGGCCGTCACGCAAAGCAATAAAGTCCAACTCATAAGTGATGTCTGCAACAACACCATCAATGTCCAAACACAGAAGCACGATGTCTCCTTCCCAGCGGAATAGGGAGGGCCGAAGCCCCCCCCGTGTCCACTACCTTCTACCAAGCACCGCTTCCAGCAGTCTCGCCAGTCGAATAAAACGACTCCTGCTGATCGTAGGGAATCACCTTGTAAACCCTGTCCAACTCATGAAGGGGCATAGCGGCCACCTCATCAGTCTCATCACCACTCTCAAGAGGGATCAAATTATATGCCGTGTCCTGCGGGCCACTACCAGTACGGCTATACTTGTAATACCGGTCAGTAATAGTGCCGTATGTCTGAGCATACTCAATGATTGTCTGACCAACATGGCGGGGATTGGTGAGAGTAGTCTCAATAATACGAGGCTCCCACTTTCCCGGCTCAATCTCAACCGCAACATTGATGAGCATATTCTGTCGTGGATTCCACTTAGGATCCACAATTGACTGCTCTTGAGCCCAACACTTATAGTTGGTCTCCTCCAAGCCAGCGGTACACATGGCCTTATACTTCCAATTGATTGGCGATGTAACAACTGGCACAACCAGCGCCGTACCGCGTTCATCGTCAAAATTAGCGCCATCCTCAGCAAGCTCCTGACGGAACCTGATCTTAAAGCTGTCTCCGTCCCTCAAAAAGAGGAACCTCTTACCGCCCCCTCCAGAGGACTTGGCGGCTTCATCTCCTACTGTTTTCTTCATATCTGCAAGTGTGCTAAAGCTTTTCATATTTTTCTCCTAGTTAAATAAAGTTGTTTTCTTATCGGCAATCATCTTGATTATTTGATAAGTATTCATATCCCCCGCATCCTTGAGTCCATCGGGGCATTCGGCCACGAAAACCTCCTTTCGGCGGGTAGATGCTATTATAGCATCCCTCATGGCGAAACCGGCGGCATCAACGTCAGGAATTATCACAATTTGATCAAAATGCTTATTGAGCAGTTGTATCTGTTCCTCTGTGATGACAGCACCAAGTGTAGCCACGACATTCGGGAAGCCTGCCTGATGGACTTTCATCGCATCCAGACTCCCCTCTACAATGATAACCTCCTCATGTGTCTTAGCTTTGTTCAGGTTAAACAGGGTCTTACGCCTCGGAAAACCTGAGCTATAAAGATACTTTGGAAGCTGTTCAGAGAGAGTCCCCCTGCCAATGAGGCCAATCAGGTTAAAGAACTGATCCCTGACTGGAATAACAACTCTCCTCTTCACTCTGGAAAACCCTACCTCAAAATCTTTCAGAGTATCTAGTTCAAAGCCTCGATCAACCATTGGGCTAAGAAACTCCACATCGTCAGATGTGTAATCTATCGAGCATTGTTGAAGTAGGCGCTCCAAATCATCTACATCGTCATTCTCATCTAACCCCTTCAACAGCTTATCAAGATAGTCTTCACTCATTGATGAAGTATCAATACGTGAATCTTCATTCAGGAGCAGTTTCTGGAGGAGCCTTACGCCTCCCCGCTTCTCGCAATCAGGGTTAAAACATTGCCACAACCCAGTGTGCCTATTGATAGAAAATGACGGAGTATTCATATTGCTATGAAACGGGCAATAAGTTACAAGCTCATCACCAACCTCATTAACTATCGAAACAGCGCCTCTATGTAGTATATCACGTATAGAAGCCTCAAGCGATTGCGAAGACACGGTAATCAAACATCTCGCTTTCGGGATCGTAGTACCATTCAAACTTGCAATCAGAAACTGTCAAGCCCTCTTGACTAAGCTCCTCAATAATATAGTCAGACACCCAAGTCTTTAACCTGAGTATCGTCTCAACATCCTTGGCTCTACCGTCGTACTCTCTAATCACATCAGACACCCCATTCCTCCCGCCACTCACCAGTATCCAAATCCCAATTTAGATAGAACCCAAACTGGGCGCACCTGCGGACCTTCCTGCTAACCACCTGAAAAATGTTTGAATCAACCTCTCTATGAAGAGATAGGACCAGATCGGCATCATAAGCCAACTGCTTGCTCCATGCCACCTCCTCCAACTCTGGAGGGCGTTCAGAATGTCCATCCTGCATTGTTACAGCAGCGACATCAATGATGGCAACATTGTTCTTCACAGCCATACGCTTAAAAGCCTTAGAAAGATTCTTAGCCTTCTCAGTTTCAGACTTGGCCCCACTTGCGTCATCGAACAATCCATGATAATCAAGAATAACCAAATCCGGGTTATACTGATCTATCTTAGCCTGAACCAAGTTCTGATCGCATACGTCCAAACCCTCCGACGTAATCAGATAAAACGGATGCATATCTTCAAACGTATCCTCAGCCCACTTCTTATATGAGTCAACAACCTCATCGTTAGGGCGCACAAGGTCAGAGTGTGTAAAAAAACCTCTACCATTGTTCAATATTGTATCAATACGTTGAGCCTCTTGTTGCTTGTTCATCTCCAAAGAGATAATCATAGGTCTATAGCCAGCAAGCCAAGCATTAACAGCAAACAACCTAGTTATGAAGCTCTTCCCCACGCCAGTCCAGCCTAACAATACAACAAAGTCACCCGGCATCCACCCACCAAACTCAGAGTCGATAACGCTAATATTGGTAGGGATACCAAGAGTCTCCTTATCCCCATACTTCACACGATCAGCAAGGTCCTTAGCCCTGTCCCTCCACTCACCAACAAGGTCAGTATCCTTAAGACTAGTCGCCTCTTTAACCAATTTGTTAGCATTAGACAACAAATAGTTAAGAGCAGTCTTAGGGCCACCAGTCTTCAACAACTCATGCGTGCTAGCTATAAGAGAACGAGTGTTTGCAGACATCGACTCCTGACGGGCATTATCGATATAATACCTCAAAGGCTCAGTAGTAGTAAGATACTCAAAGTCAGGAAAGTGAGACTTTACTTCCTGCTTGGCGGGAATCTTCTTATGCTGCTCATAATGACTCGTTATAAATGTCCAGACATCCTGATAGTTGATGAAGACATTACCAACCCCCTCGTTCTGACACTCAATATAGTCGCCCGATTCAAGTACGGCGTTAAGCAGTTTAACCTCATAATTCACTTGCGCTTGTCCATTCTCTCGCGTGTTTGCTCCACGATCTCCAAGAACCTTTCCCTAGACTTACGTTCAGCCACAGCCTTACCAATAATAGAAGGAGCATCCATAGCAAAGCTAAAAACCATGATAGGACTAGACGCCTTCTTAACATACGCCTCAGCAGTAGTAGCAACATCCTCATACCCGTAGGCATCAATAAGGCTATTTGCTACAGCCTCCTCTCTTCCAATATCAGGAAGAAAGAATTTACTCTCCTCGCTGGAGAGCTTTTTCAATAATAGAATCAGGTCCGCTCCAGTTTGACTCTGAGACATCCTCAATCCTCCTCCATGAAGCCATAAGCATATCGTACTTTGACAGACCTGCACTCACGCCGACAAAAAAGGGATCGCTCGTAGCAGCAATTAAACATGGCAACTTCACCTTACAATCATTGCAAATAGTCTTCGCATATTTCGTCTCATCGTAATCATAACTAGTCCAATAGTGCCCACGCTCATCGCTAAAGCACAACGCACCTTGCGACCAATCATGGCTATCCACTTCCCTTATCAATCTCAGCCAACTTGGCTTCAATCTGACTATCTACAGTGTCCCACAACCTGTCCCACAGCTTATCGTCGCTAGGATCGCCTGACAACTTAGCGCCAGCATCCAAACGCATCGACTCATAGTTGCCCAGATTCTTAGTTACACCAATAGACACCCAAACATGATTACCATCGTCAATCTTCATGATATCCCTTTCTTCGCATTGCGAATTTTTTCTCTCAGTTCCCTTCTGGAGTATAGCGGCTTCTTCGACGGCCTTCCAACCCTGCGGGAATTAAAAAATGACTCAACCTCCCGCACATCACCAAGAGTGTAGTAGCGGCACTGAGTGCTCTTATGCGGAAAACGGCTGGCGGCAGGGAGTAGGCCGGAACGTTCATAGTCCCGTATAGTGCCTACTGCCCTGCCGACCATCCTAGCAACCTCGCTAATAGTAAACACACGCTTACGGAATAAAGCTGACCCTTTATATTCGTCAAAATACTCCTCGCCTGTGTCCATCCGCCTGAAAATGACCTTGTTCTCTTTACGAATGTATTTAATTGCTTTCACAACAACACCATCATCAAGATACAACCCTTTTACTTGAGCATCAATCCTATTAGCTAAACTATCTAACTCGTTCACTTAGTAAACGCTTATAGAGTCTATCCTTCTCCCCCTCCCAAAGTGCTATATCAGGTTCAACACGCCAACCGCAAGTCAAACAAGACAGCTCAATGGTACTCTTAAACGTTGCTCCTTCCATAACTTTACCAGAACATTGAGGACATTTAACACACACCCCAATTTTCCTGTCATAGCTCACTTAAGAATGGAACCGTTGCTTGGATCTCCGACCTTTGAAGCAGCCACACTCTTAAGTGCGGAGATCAAAGCACCGGCTCCAGCAACAGCAGCGGCCTTAGACGAAGACAGGTCCGTAACTGTAAATACAGCCAAGAAAGCCTGAACTGCCGTCCAGATCGCCCTTTCGATAATATCTCTATATAAATTCATATTTCCTCCTATTTACTATAGACCCCGCCAGTCTATACAGACAGAGCGGCCTCATAGTTCTTTAATCGTCCAACCAGACACAGTATTCAGAGGTAACAATACCTCTCTCTGGATGAACAAACATCAGCGGCTGTGACGGTCTCCCAACCGCAGCCAACTTCTCGGCAGCATAATCGTTGCTGCTCTCAGGACTACCGGAAATCCTGCATTGAATCGTGTTAAACGTCATCTTAGTGGGCGTATGAAAATGCCCAATATAAATATCGTCAAAGTGCTGCTGAATAGCACCTATACGCCAGCCATATATTTTCTTCTGAAACTGGTAAAACGATGACAAAGAATTGAACTGATCTCCGTGACACAGCAGTGAGCTATAGTTGCCTATCTCATCAATGGCATACCAGCTACCCTCACCCCTGCCATCAGGAATATCAAAAGTAATCCTATCCTCATCCGCAAAAATGAGATCCATAATGCGATACAGCATACGATCAGCATTAGTCTCAGGATCGTGATCACGCCTCTGCCTGCCGCCAATAGCACCATGATTGCCAATGACACCAGTCACATATACATGCCGGAAGTTTTCAAGCATCTTCTTGAAAAACCTAGTCATTATCCTTGGACCATCAACAGTTATCTGACGATACAGACCGCCATCAATCAAGAACGACTGGCCGGGGAATATCAGCTCCCCCTCAACAATGTCACCCAACATCCACACATGGATATCCTTAACCGGATGATCTGCACGCTGAACATCTGTAAGAGAAATAACCTTGTCGGCATACCTCTCGATGCGAGACTCGCAGGCTGCGGAATCGTAATCCTGCGTAACCTTCGCAAGTTGCCAATCAGCCAGCACAGCCACAGCAACCTCTTCACCCTTAGAGCGCCTATCAGACTTAGGTGGCGCTGTGGGTGGAACAACATAATTCTCAGCATTGTCTGCAACTGCACGATACACAGACGCAGACAGATCATCCTTCTTTGTCTTGAGCTTTCCGTATTCCTTAACCAGCTTAGTATAAGCCAGCTTCAACTCCACCTCATTAGTTATATCTAAATCATCCATAGGGTCTGCCGGAACGCCAAAATCGTTCTGCTCCCGTCTATACGAGCAAACAATATTGTACTCCTGCTCTTTTCTGCATCGCGGATCTGCATACTTCTGGTTATGCGAATTCGGAGTGAAGCAGACGCCACACCCGTCCCCTTCGCACTCTTTTACGCCGTCATTCATGTCATCTCCAATGTTGGTTCCATACATCATATCAGTCCTGAGCGGACCCCGCACCGTTTTTTCTTGAATTTTTAAAATCTCGCTTAACGGGCCTAGACTTACGCTCTTTCATCTTTTTACGCATGTGGTCCTTATAAGCCATAGTGTGAGTAGAGCCCTCTCTGTGGATGGCGCTGTGTTCAGGGACTGTGCACAGATACAAGTTAGAAGGCCTGTTATCCTCTTTAATTTCATTAATATGATGGACAGACTCCCAAGTCTCAAGGTATCTACCGAACAGCCTTTCGATCACCAGCCTGTGTTCGTAAACATAGCCATGGACCTGATACGGGTGCTCTGTGACTCTAACTCTGATATACCCCTTGTCATCCACGTATTTACCGCCAGACCAGTTGCTATTACCCTTTCCCCTACGAGCGTCGTTTCCCCACTTAAGGTCCTTACGACGAGAGGCTAAAGTTTTACGCCGAGGCTCCGGCATCCTCAACCCAAAGTTGCAGCGGCGCAGTGGTAGAAATAGACACAGAATAAGTATCTGAATCGGTTCCAGCCCTGTTCGTTTGCGACAAGGTGGCCTTAATCTCATGCGGAGTGGTGCTGCCAGCACCAGTGTCAATCATCACCTGATACACCCCGCCACCAAAATATGCCGCACCGGGTGCATTCGTTCTCATTATATTAAAAGTTCCAAGAGTGGTGTCAACAGAAGAAACAGTCTTCACCAGACTTAAGACAAAATGACTGCCCGCATGTCCGCCGCCAAGATAGATGTTAGGCAACGACAACGCCACCTTATAGTACCGAGCCGCCTCAAGCGTAATGCGCTGATCGGTACTGCCGCTACCAGACGCACTATTCAGAGTAGAAATAGTGTAGGTGCTTCCAGCTAAACCAGTGTGAAGCACGGTATTCGTTGTAGTAGAGATTTGTGACGTAAACTGATTCAAGACAATCACGCCCTTGGCGTGCTTGCCGGAAGCAGTCTTCACCTCTGAAATGTTGGTAGACATCTGTTGCAGCCGACCGTGAGTGATCGGTGTTCCCAGAGACCAACTAATTGCATCGTAGTTTTGATAATCAGCCATGTGTATCCATTATACCCTATTGGGGGTTAAAATTCCACCATTAAACCGCTTCCAACTCAGCAATCCTAGCCTCAGCCGCATCAAGCTTAGCCGACAATTCTTGAATTCCTTTAGTCAAAATAGGAATAAACTCAGTGTAACGCAAGCCATAGACATACCCCTCAGCCTGCCCCTCACCAGAGGGATCATCTTCAGGTAAAACCTCAGGATGATAACCATCAGCCCACAGTGCTATATGGTCAGCATCATCTCCAAGCAGAGTCTCAATCTCCTGAGCAATAAAACCGTGGTGCGTGCGGGGACCGTTGCGGCCAGTGCCGCCCTCCCTTTTTGTGTATGTAACCGGCCTTAGAGTATTAACAAAATCAAGACCATACGTTGCATCCTCGATATTATCCTTAAGATTAATATCTGATGTGAAAGTGCTGCCCGAATGATAGAAATCATCCCAATAATAACTTGATGAACCCAAATCAGAAGAGTTGCTGAACCATGGCAATACAGCGCCGTTCGTGAAAGAATTATAACCAAAATACGCAGTGCTGTTTATATAAAGAGTCCCATTGACGGACAACCTATAACTAGGCGAACTGTATCCTATGCCGACACTGCCAGCGCTGTTTATAGTGACCCTCTGAGTTCCACCTGTCGCAAAACTCAGCGTATTTACAGCACCATACATGCCAGTATCAGTGTCGGCTGTGAACGAATACGACGGGGCTGTCGCGCTGCCATTAACGCCATACACTGGCTTAAAGAACTTCGTATAGTTCTGATTCATAGTCACACGCGAACTATTGCCCAAGCTAAACGATATCTCATCAGCGCCGCTACGATACATACCAGTATTAGTATCTACAGAGAACGCATACCCCGGCGCAGACCGACTTCCAGCAGCACCCAGCAGCGAGCCAGACATCGCTCTAGAGCCACTCGTTAGCAGATATTGTGTATGATCATCATCACCAAGACCCGTCAATACTCCGTGATCAGACGAGCCCCCTGTGGCTGTGGCGCTAGACATTGCAGTGATGTGCCCAAAGTTATCCAGAGTAATATCCTGTATGAATGTTTGGCCAGAATTGTTTACACTGGCCTGAGTGCTAGTATCTGCGTGACTTATACTCACAGAACCACTAGATCCGCCGCCAGTCAGACCAGAGCCAGTCCCCCACACTCCGGTTATATCTCCATAACCATAAGAAAGAATCTTATCCTGAACCGCTGCTGCAGTCATAAGCACAGTATCGCTATCTACAAACGACTCAGTGCCAGTCTGAATCGCAGCGCCAGAAAAATCTGCAACTATCAGAGCGTCCAAACTGACTGTACCGCTTGACTCCGACAGAGGAGAGTTGAATGTGTATGTGGTGCCACCAACAGTAGAACCATTCCAGACCAGATCGCCGCCAGCATTCCTAGACAACATATAATTACCGGCAGTGTTTGTGGGCGTGCCAGTTAGCGTCAAACCAGCATCAATAGTGGGCTTATTATTGATAGTTACATCACCATCAGCAACAAGAAAAGCCTGCTCTACAGAAAAATACATTTTACTGGCACTGGCGTCCCAAAACATTGCAATATCATCAGCCACATTGTATGAAGGCTGGTCGGCAGTAGTCTGAGCTATCCCGACGCGGATGTCGCCGCCGCTATAACCACGAAGAATCACCTTACGGCCAGCAGTATTGATAATTCCCGATACACTATTCAGACCAACAGCATTATAGTCTGTAGATATGATACTGTTGACAGTAGAAACATTAGTAATATTTCCATCATTGATCTCCCAAGACTTCCCAGTCGTAGTATCGCTACCAGAGACGGCACCACCTATACGTGCATACAGCAAATATGCACCGCCCCAAGACGCCACCTTGTAGTTAGCAGCAGAATAAGAGGAGTGGTTCCCCCACCACATATTGCCACTAACATCAACATGCCAAGCATTAGAACCCAAAGCCATACCATTAGCAGTATCAAGCCAATACCCGCTGCTGGTACTAGTGAACGAAGTCTTAGAACCCAAACGAATAAACGGAGTACCAGCACCATTAGTGCTAAAAATGACAGTACCGGATCCTGCTCCATGCTGAATAACGTTAGAGGCAATCGTCCAGCCAGTGGTCTCCCCACCAATAGTACCACTTGTTGCATGAATAGTGCCCCTAGCTACAATATTATTCATATACCCATTACCACTACCATCAATCTTCCACCCGGCCGGTGTACCACCAGAAGAATAATTACTACTCTGGATATGCTTACCAACAGTGATGGTCAACGAAGACAACTCATCAGCAGTAATAGTATTAGAAGCAATCTCAGTTGCTGTTATAGTGCCGGCAAAGATCTCATTAGCTGTAATCGTATTAGCCTGAACATCAACACCGGCATCAATCTCAAGAACATTAATAGCAGACGCAGACGAGTCTGTAGTGGTTCCAGCACCACCAGACCCGCCATCGGCCGTGTCCTGATAATAGACCCACGAAGAATAGTTGCCAGAACTATCGACCGCCCTGATGCGCAGATAATAATCAATCTTAGCCCCGCCAGCACTAGAGCGCACATCAAGATTGTTCACAAGGAAATAATTACTCTTAGATAGGCCCGCCGCTTTCAAATTGCTAGCACTATCAAACGAAGCAGCAGTATTGCTTATAGATACTTGATATTCATACCTACCACGCATCTCCTTAACATCATACTCAGTATTCTCATCAAGATATACAAAAATCCCCTTAAACGCAGGCTTAACGCCCTCATCAAAATTACTAAAATCATCATTAAAAGTAGGACTAGAAGGAGCAGTCGTATCCACAGCAGGCACAACACCAGACGAAGAAGAAGACACGCCACGAATACCTATAGGGCTAATCACATAGACCTTAGCCTTATAATACAACTGGCCGCCATCGCCAGAATTATTATCAATCCACTCAAACCGTGCAGACAAAGCAGTAGTCTCCACAGACTGCATGATCAGATACGTGCCATTAACGCCCGATTCGCTCTTATACAGCTCAACCAAAAAATGCTTATAGTCACTATCTGAATCAATAGTCCACGAAACGTCCATAAAGACATTGCCATCAGATGTAGTAGACACCGACGAAGAAACATTGAGGTTGCTCACGGCGGCAGGAATAGAGCCATCAATCACAATAGCAGAACTGCCATCCCCCACTGTTAAATGAGTGGTACGCAAGGCCCCGTTCTGAACAACGGAGCCTATAAGAGCCTGCAGTTGTTCGCCATCAATAATGTCATAGATATCGTATGCACTAAAATCAATCTTAGACGAGTTATCTCCATCATGACTATGACCAGCCATGCGATAAAAGGTTACTCTATTTTCTGCAATGCCCTCGCCGTCTTCCAACGCCATGCTAAGCCGCCTCCCTCAAAACCAGTCTCTGCGTCAACCCGCCATCATACTTCATACCTATTTCAATCACCCAATACTCTTTATTAGAGATGCTCAAATTATCAAACGTCTCTATCTTTATCCTATCACCCAACTGCAATTGAGGCACACCCGCCGCATCAATAGACAGCACCATCACCACATCTTGGAACTTGTCCCGCACAAAGCTGGCAATAATTTCAGCCCACGAAGCAGAAGTAATAAACTTATTCACTATCTCAATAGCCTTAAGTCCATACTTTCTGATGCTGGGATGATTAGAAGCAGACTGTTCCACCACCTGCTGTGACTGAGACTTGACATTGATCGGCACGCCAGCAATAGAAGTAAAATAACCCAACTTGGTCACAGCATTACTCCCCTCCAAGTATAACAAATCACCAATGCCTACATCATCACTAGCGCTAATCACCAGCTGAGCACCAAACGGCGTCGGCTCCCACAGATCAATCGTAGCCAGCGGAGTGTCCTCAAAATCAATCAAAGCGATAAGAGGATATCTGATATCAACCGCAGGAGTTTGACTATACTTCACATCAAACACCTTGGTTTCACGTACCTTCGTCGTCTCCCCGTCCACCACAGCAGTATGCGCAGCAGCAGTAGTGCCAAACATCCCCCTAGTAATCCCCTCAAAAGAATAAAGAGTTCTACTATTATACTGCATAATTTCATCATCAACCCGTAAATATCCAGAATCATACCAAGGGAACTCGCCCTGAGTCGTCGTAACAGACATGCTCGTCTGAGAGGAGGTCATATTCGCTGAGAGGCCCGCCACAACCATCGTAGTGGGGCTGGGCGGCCTCCAAATGCCCTGACGGCCCGCCGCCTCAATCGTGGGATTGTTAACTGTCACAGTCACCTTATTCGCCTGCAGGTCAATTGGCGTACTCCCGCCCACAATGAAAGAATCATCAGAGATGGTCTTCTGCACCGTGCTGTGTCTATCAATGAAAGATTCATAGAGCCGGTTGTAATGATGATAGTTAAACTTGTTATTCTCATCAAAATAAAACATCCCCAAATCGGCCGTAGCTATCTCCTGCATGAGATTGAAGGCATCAGTATCGTTGCCCCACAAGTAGTCATACTTGATCAATTCGACCATACTAATCACATAGTAGCTCTCCAAAACCTCCGCCGCAGTCAATGCCTGATTATAGACAGCCATCTGGTCAAACTTGCCATCAAAATAATAATCAGCAGATGAGCCAGAAGAAGTATCAGAAGACTTGCCAACCAAGAAATCCTGACTCGCCCAAGACGCATGCCCGCTGCCAGTATCGGTCCCCTTCAACACGCCATTAACATAATAACTCAGCGTCGTTCCATCATACGTGGCAACGACATGAGTCCATTTCGTCTGAGCAAAGGCACTGCTATCTGTAATGGACACAGACAACGTTTGCGAACCATCTCTCAGGTACACCCCGTTACCAGCAGTCGTGTAGAAAAGCCCTACACCCTTGGTGGCACTATTAGCATCATCTATGTTGCCCGCATAAACCCCCTTGCCTCCAATGGCGGCATCAAACTGAGCTAGCGCCTCTATAGAGTATGCGCCCGTATAATTAGCAGACGTTGAAGATGCCAGATTGTATGAAACATCGTAGGGGATCTTGACATGCTGGTAGTTGGCGTTGCTTGTATTGTTGAATATAACAGACTCATTGCTGGAGTCGGAAACCACGCCGCCCGCCTCCCCCAAACGCACAGAAGAAGAAGAGTTAAGATACACACCATGATTATAGTGATCATTGTCATACGCTGTACCGTACGTCTCCCTCACGCCGATATTATCCCTAGCCGCCACAAGTGACGTATCAGATGTCGGCACATTGCTCCAAGAAGTTCCACCGTTAGTAGAATACTGCCACACCAACTTTTGCGTTCCATACCAATGATAATAGTCGATTTCTATCTGATAGGGCGCATTCTGACGCAGCGTGCCAACATCTACATCATACACACTATCAGTATTATAAGGCGTATCTACATTAGAATATTCATCAACAATCATTACATCGTTCATTTTAACCCTAATACCGCCATTTTGAATAGTGAATCTAAACCTAACATTGCCAGAAGACGGAGAAATATAAAACGTATTAAACCGTGCATTAATGTAATAAGGATAACCACCAGAAGTCTGCCCAGAAGTAAAAACATTCGAGGAGCCATTATTAAGACCATTGATTGTTAGAGCGTTAGTTGACGAACTCACCACCTCTCTAGTATTAGGCGAGGCAGCAAAGTTAATCTGTTTCACAGTATCACGTAAAGCGTTATACTCAATATCAATATCTGCAATAGGCTTCCAACGATCCTGCTCCTTATTCCACCAATTCGCCCACACCCCATCATCTGCAGTATTTGAAACAATTGTTTCATTAAACGGATTGCTATCTGTAAACCTCAAGTGAACAACGCCGCCCTTATCGACAACCTCATCTTCAAACCGCTTAAGATAATCAACATCGGCCTTAGGGAAATTAGACTTCAAGGCTAGATCAGTCACAGCCCGACCGGCCAGCACATCCTCAATCAAAAACCCATCATCAATCAGCAACTCAGAAAGAAACTTTGTATAATCTCTAAACTGCCCCTGTATATGCATACCGGCAGAAATGTTCCAATTGTCAACCCAGAAAGTGCCATATGGCACATACTCATAAGTTTCAGTATCCTCATCAACCAGCACACCCATATCGACCACAATCCGCAGATCCTTCCTAACATACTTACCGACACCCGCCGTAGCGAACGGACTAAACCTGCTAGAGGTGTTATCTAAACTAAACGTGCCAGAGTTAGCCGCTGTTGCACCGATGGGCAAAGAACTATCATGAATCGTATGAACCTTATTGACATTCAAAGCAGTAAGATACGGTGTAACATCCTCTCTATATATCGGTGAAATCTCATTGAAGCGTGCATGATCATCCTTATTTCGTGTAGCCAAAGCAGTCACCCGCACACCAATAAGGTCAAAATAATCACCGGCATTAATCTCAGACTCGTAGAAATACGACCCAGCAGCAATACTCGCTGACGCATCATGAACAGTCCAAGTGGACGCCCCAGCCTTCTTGTACTCAACCTTAATGCTACTGACCTGACCATAAAACTCTGAAGTGTTCACCCTGATGTGTGTCACTCTTGCAGAATCAAATACAAGCTGAACATGTGGCTCTGACCCGCTGGCGAACGTTCCATCTGTGGCACTAGACCTGCTGGCGCTCCACCATCCATACTCATACCTGCCTTTATTCTCATCAGGCATAGCAGCCCACCTGCCGTCAGCACGAATCGTTTGACCATTAACATCCAAAGCACCGCACACCCCCCACAAGTACGACTGACGTTCAAAGCCATTGACCGACTGCGCGGGGTCAAAGAAATGCCCTATACCGCCCCTAGCGCTGCTAGAGTGAGCATCATTGGTTGTCGCCTGAACGGATTGCACCTCCCCGCCAGACGTATACTCCAAGTGGCGACTATCCAACCAGTCAATCACCACCCTCGCCTTCGTTGACAATACGGAGCTGTCTATTGCATCAGTAAAAGCAGTCGAAAGAGTGCTACCGTCAGTGTTAGTAGTTATCATAGCTCCACCAAATTCATAGTTACGTTATACAACACGCCACCAGCAGAATTACGGCGCATCACCAACGACTCGCTATACTTTTCTGCATACATGCTGTGCTGTGTATAGCCTGTGCCGTCAGACTTCTTAATGTACAGCGTCAAAGCCTTCTTGCTCGATGCTAGCGACTTCAACTCCACACGCCCTCTACGCCCATCATATGTGTCTACAGAGGTGTCTGGAAGATTAGTCCAATTCAATGATACCGCAACTTTAGCGGTATTGCGTGGATAGTAGTGCCTACTGTATCCGCTCGTAGTACTGAGACTCTTAGCACCAATCTGCTTCACACTAAGACTAGCCTTACGTCCATGATCAGTAACCGCAAAATCGTTGATCATAATATACGGCCTATCACTCCATGAACCGTAAATCGTAAGACTAGCAGCCCCCGTGCCAGAGATCGAAGCATCGCCGGTTACAACAGCCATTATAGACCCTCAAAAGTGATAGAAACATCATAATAATAGCAACCATTGCTCTCATCCCTGCGCAGCAAAGACTCATTATAGCTTACAACCCTAGACATCTTGCTAGTGTAGTCAAAATCTGACTGATCTGAAGTGTAGTTCGGTAGGTGCTCAACTAGAACGTTCTTATCTAAAGTAGCCAAAGAATACAAGTAGTCCCGCCCCTCCTTGCCATCCACAGTCATGCTGCTTGGTCCTGGGAGATATGTGAAATTAAGAGTATGTTTCTCAGGTGTGCGAATATAGTACCGCTTACTCGAACCGGAAGCTAGGGGAACATTTTTTGCGATAGGGTCAGACCCAGATGCGAACTTACGATTATGAGCAGTAACATCACGACCATTAACTTTAAACAGAGACTTAGCGACATGCTTACCACCACCCCTGGCTCTGTCTGTGGAATCTACAGCATCGACAGTCGCAGCAGAATGTATGAAAGCACTAGCAGCAACTAAAGCCATCAGACACGCCCCCTCCTGTTGTTGTCAGCCATAGAGCTAATCCTTCTAGAATCAAGCCCCTTACTACGCTCATGCCTAGGAGCAACACTTACATTGTAATCACTCATCATACCCTCAAACCACTCAGGCTGGCCTATAAAGTTATCTACATAGATATTAACCCCACTAGCGCCGCCGCCCTCATAATTGCGTTCACTATTCATAGCCTCAAGGTTAGATAGGCCAACATTCTGAACCGCCTTAGCGTTCATGACATACTCACCACCATGAGCCAAAATAGGAACCGTTGCTGATCGGAACCCATTTAGATAACGACCATACTGCGCCTTGATCGCGCCACCATTAAATCTAGAGCCATAATATTCACCATATCCAACAAAGTCACTATAGTCACTATCTGTCCTACCAGAGAATCGTGGATCATTAGGATCATAGCCATACCTCTGATAATAGACGCCACTATCCGGGCCAGCAAATGGATCCACAGCACGAAAAGCCTCTCTGAATGAAGATTGTGGTATCACAGCACGAAAAGCCTCACTGAATGAAGATTCTAGGAACGTCTGAGGATTGTCCTGCAGCCACTTATTGGCAAATATAATTTCAGGATTGACAGCGCTGCTTACAGTATACTCGTCCATAGCATCATCAATCATCCCCCTAGCTATCTTCAACTGCTCAATAATGTGAGGAATGGCATCATCCATGAACCCGGTCATCCAGCCCTGAGCGATCAAGTCCCACTCAATAGATGACTTCCATTCTTCATTTACAAGATCAAATATCCTCTGGAACGGCTCTAGCGGATCGAACTCAAGGAACTTCAGCAGCCAATCGCTAGTGGCCTCCGTCAACGACGCTGATACCTCTGTCTTCTTCTCATCGATAGTCCCCTTGAGATTGTCGAAGGTGGTGACAAAATGCAGCGTGGCCCCATCAGAGACAATCCCTATATCGGCAAACATTTCACGGAACCTGCTGCCAAGCTCAGTGTCGATAATAGTCGCAAACTCCTTCAAGCTAGTTGCGCCAGCAGCATCTTCGCCAAAAGCAGTCTCTAGGCCGGTAGTAACAGTGGTGTTGAGGTCAGCCAACCATGTCTGCAATTCCTCATTAGTAGCAGGAAGATCCTCAAGCTTGGCATCCAGAGTTTCCTTAAGCTTTCCACGCTCAACCTTGAGGCGCTCCCTCTCAAGCTTCTGCTCGTCCTTGATGGTGTCCATTACACCTTGACGCTTCCTGTCTAACAAGTAGGCAGCGCGCCCCTTATCCAGACCAGAAATAGACTCTTGTGACTTGGCCTTTGTTAGACCAAACTTCACAGACAAATTGCGTGCATCCTCCACGCGCCCCTCATACAAAGCCAACGCCCTATTGCGCAAGAAGTTCTCTGTATCTAGAGCCATCTTGTTTACCAAGGCGCGGCGATCACTCTCATACTTAACTGTCTTAGTGAGCTCCTTCTCAGCCTCAATGACGCCCTGAATAGCCTCAATACGAGTATCGTAGGCAGACAAATAGACACTCACATATGCATCAAACGACTTCATTCCAGAATTGACAAGATCGCTAAGCTCCTTCTTCAATCGAGACTTAACCTTTCCTACAAAAGTGTTAAACGCATTCTGCATCGATTCAGAAATTTCTTCCTGAATCTGGACGCCCAAAGGCTTGACATTAACGTCCTCAAAGGCGAGATCCAAAGCCCCAGGCAGATTTTCGTCCACCTCTTCGGCCACGGCTTCTCCGAGACCGAGGCCGCTAGAGAACATGCCCTCCAAAGCGCCTCTGACTTTCCGTGCCATGTCAAAGCCAACTATAGCCTCCAGCCCCTCAGACATCTTATCCAATACGACATCAACACCATGACCGACCGCGCCCACGACTTTGCCAAGATCATCGTTGATAAAGTTCTTTATTCCATCACGGCCTTGCTGAACCTTATCAAAGAACTTATCGGCCCCCGCCTCTATGCCACTTATATCATCAGCAATCCTGAAATCAAAACTCCACCCCATACCTATCTTGTCTAAGGCGCCACCAAGGTCGTCCACCCAGCTAAAGATTTTATTTATTAATGGCCGAGCAGTCTTAACAGCCCACAAAACAGCCTCAACCAGCTTCCTCATGGACCCAATAACGAAATTCAAAACCCCATCTATAACAAACCATATACCCTTGAAGACAGGAACCACAGCATGCTCAAGCAATCCGAAAAAGACCTTACCGATCCATTTGACTATAGTCACCAATATTCTAGTTCTCACGATAAAGGAATCAAGCAGGAACTCCAAGACCTTTACAATCCAATAAACCACATCTGTGATTGTCTTAGAGATCTTTGTCCAATTTCGCCCCAGCACCCCCAACGCCGCACCAACCCTATCCGCAACCTTCTTAACAATCGTCAAGAAGAACCGAATAATGGGAGGCAGCAAGGTTTGCATAACAAATCGAACGATCTTTGCGAAGCCCATAAAGATATCAGCAACCTTCTGAATAGCACTGCCGACCACATCCATACTATCTGCGGTCTTGGCAGATCCCTTTTCTGTCTTGCCGCCAAAGATCTCACCAAAGATATCAAAGAAAATCTTACCAACAGACACAAAAGCATCCTTCAGCACAGCCAGCGCCCCTGTAAATGTCGATAGAGACTTCTTGCCAGCCTCTTTAAACATATCCAGATTGGTTACAACATAAGCAATCACGCTACCGAGGATCAAGAAAATTGCCATGATGCCGGAAGAAATCATCGCAACTTTAACCGCCTTGATAGCCCCCATAAACGCTATTCTAAATATCGATGCAGAAATAATTGCATCCAGTCTAATAGCCTTAAACGCAGACTTGAAGGGATGTTCCCGAAATTGTCGAAACGCCTTATCCATCTTGCCTGCAGCGTCGTACGCTGATAGTGCAAACTTATCGCTAAAGTGATCCGCCACTCCGCTTATCTTGCGACTCCAAGCAACAGCCATTTCAGCAGGGTTCGGGAACTTGGCGCCCGTAAACCTGCCGCCAGCGTCCCTCTTCATCAACAGAGGTTGTCTTGCATGCTTACCCACCTGAGCGGAAGCCAGACGCCGCAAAGACTTCTTTGCATCAATTGAACCAGCCTTAATCCTAGCAAAGAATCTATCAAACTGGCCGGATGTCTTACGGAACATCCTCGTCAGGCTACCCTCAGCCTGAACACTGGCAGCTGAGACAGTCTTAGCGCTCTGCTTGGATACAGTCTCAACATCCACAATATGAGATGCATATCTAGACATAGAAATGGAAGGATCATGCTTTAAAGCTGACATTGTGGCAGCAGCAGTACTACGCAAGTTACCCAGCCCAGACGCCGCCGTTTTAGCCTTCCTGCCAGTTTCCACCAAAGCAGTACCAACCTGCCTCAATACAGGAAGCTTCTCACCGGCAGCAGCCTTAGCAACAATCATACTCATAGTGACTGCCTTCATCTTTGGCAAGAAGGTAGCAAACACACGACCAACACTGCCGATGATGTTGCCAACTTGACCCATGGAGAAAGCCACGGGTCCTAAGACAGCGAGAAATGCAGCAAAGACCATAATAGCCTGCTTTGTAGTGGGGCTTAAATCAGCCAACCATTCAGCCAGCTTCTGAATAGCCGGAATCAGCGTATCCCTAACGGAATTGAAGAACGTAGCACCCAACTCTTGCATAGCAAGCTTAATATCATTACGCATCCTCTGCATAACAGCAGCAGGACCCTTCATGACCAAGTTGTACTCGTCTACAAACGTCTTTCCCGCCTCAGTGGCGCCCATAAAGTCAATAATCAAAGATTTAAGCGGTGGAGATAGATCCTGCAATGCTGTAGACATAATGCCAGCAGTAGTAGTGTTCTCATCGAACCCCTGACTTGCATCACCCAGACCCTGATCAAACTCGATAATATCCTGCCTGAATTTGTTGATTACCTCATCAGTAGCAAACGCATTCTTAATTCTGTCTTCAAGCTCCTCAAGATTCTCTACACCGCCTATGACATCCGCAAGACCAGTGGCGCCGCCTTTGCGCAACTGACGCTGCATGGCGGCCACCGACTGCGTGAACCCCTCCATGCCGCGCATAGCAGCAAACATACGGCTAGCCTGACGCTTACCAACCAACTCGCCCAAATAAGTAATCGCAGCCTTTTGGCCAGCATGCCTGTTTATTAGATTCAGGTTCTCAGCAAGGTTAAATAGGAGCATGTTACCCATGCCAAGATCAACATTAAAGTCGCTCCACCGAGACCCCATATCTTCAGCCATATTACGAACCTTGGCTGTCGGATTAATCATCCTCTGGAGAGAGAACTTCAAAGCGTGGGCCGACTCTGTGGCATCCAGACCAACTTCCTTCATGTTCGCCATTACGCCAGACAAAAACACAAGATCCACACCAGCAGCAACAGCAGCAGGAGAAACCTGCGGGAACGCTTCTGCCAAATCCCTCAACGACAGAGCAGTGGTGTTCTCCATCATATTAAACTTAGCCAGCAGGCCAGATACCTGTCTAATCCTGTCGCCAAGGGGATCCATCTGCTTAATCAAGCCAGCCAAGTTGGCAATAAAGTCCCTGCCGACCTCGACAGAAACCTCACCAACCTTCTCAAGCTTAAGAGCAAGGCCTGCATACTCAACAGCAAGATCAGACAGCTTATCTTCTGTACCGCCGCCAAGGAGGGCCTTGCCCATCTGAGCGAAGTCAGAAGTTAGACCGGCAACAATAGATGATGACGCCCCAAGGGCGGAAGACAGATCAAGAATTTTATCCTTAAGTGCGTCAGCAGATGGGCCAGAAATATCCAAAATCTTCTTAGTCCTGACAAACTGGCGCTCAAAGCTCTCAAACGACTGCATCATAAAGCGCAACGCAATACCAATAGGAGCAGTAACACCGACCATCATCTGACGCCCCAACCACTGCATGTTCTTAGCAGCAGATGTAGCGTTGCGAGATACGTTTCTAAGATCGGTGCCCAGCTTACGTAGAGGCAGTTTTCTTAAATCAAAACGCAGTTTGGTAATCTCTCTAGAATATGCCCGCCACGCCTGAGTGCCGCGCTGCGTTTGACCACGCATCGTCTTCATGCCAGCAACCTGACCCTTAATGTCACGCTTAAAGATCTTCTGGTTTCTAGCCAGCATCTTCAGGCTCTGTGCTTCGCCAACAAAAGCCTTGTTCAGCTCTTTAGCGGCACCAGTCAGCCTGGGGAATTGAGATGTTAAACCCTTGGCAGAATCCTCAAGTACAGCGATGCCTTTATCAAGTTTAAGCACCTGAGACTTAAGCTGGCCCAGCTCATTCAGCCCGCCAACATTAACTCTAAATTCTAGATTTGCTCCGCCTGTTTCTGCCATATTTCACACCTATACCATTATCCCACCTATTGGCTTTCATAACCAAGCCCGATGGGTAGATGTGAAATCGTAAACTCGCTGTCCAGAGCCATATCTGACGAAGAACCAGATGATGTTTCCAAATCAGTCATAGACTGATACTCGCCTATACCCTCACCAGTTACAACCTGAGCAAGCAGATCGTAATCTGCATGCTTCTTGCTGCGTATCATATCTACAATATGAATCAGCTCTGGAAACGTTAATATGTTCTCTATGTCATCGATGCTTTTCCAAACACCGACAGTAACAAAGGCCTCTAAAACAAGGTGGTGGAGAGGGAAGGTACTCCACTGAAATGGTGTACCATCATTTCCCTCTCCACCTACTCGTTTGGGGCTTCGTCAACCTCGTTGCCCATGCTTGCAGCCATCAGAGCGGCAAAGCATCGCAAGTCTAAAGCGTCCTCAAGGGCTTCATTATCGTTAGCCAAATCAGGATCTACCTTTTGCAATGCAATAGATGATGCGAGGACCATATTGTCAATGTCCTCATCGGATAGACCAGAATCATCTTCAACATTAAGCTTATCAGCTACGGTCATAAACTTCCGTAACTGCCTAATGGTCAAAGGATGAATGGTCCTCTCCACACCATCCGCAAAAATAACATCCTGACCTCTCCTGAGGTCTTTGTTTGTTGCAGCCATTTACTTTTCACACCTTTCATTCGTGATAACATCATGCTATCAGATATTCCAAGGAATATCAACCCGAACCGCCAAATTGTTTAGCTGTTCGCTGTTACATCAATAATCTTGCCATACTCGTAGTTGGTATCCGAGCTATTCGGCAGAATACGAAATTCTACCGGAAACGCTACAGCCTCAGCCCGCTTCATTGAATGAGAGCTTGCCGAATACGATACAGCGCGCTTCGTTTGGAAGATGCGCTTTAGCGTAGTGTTAGCAGTTGTGCCGGGAGCGTTACCAGTAATCTGAAGTACCTTCTCATACGGGTAAACGTTCTCAATACCAAACTTAAATGTCCGCGTAGCAGAAGCACCAGAAACCGTATCCAAGTTGGTTACGATATCTGCAGTTGTGCTATCTGTAGCGGCAACCGTTGATGAATAGTTCCATGCGTGGGCAAGGTTCTGAAGCGTTGCTTCGGCAAGGGTCGTCTTGACCATCACCTTAACCCTCGACTGGATGACCTTGGCGGCATCGCCAAACTGATCAACCTCTACGTCAACCATGTCCGGCTCCCATGAAAGCTCAACGCCATCCATAGTAGCACCAACGTCAGTTAGGGCACTAAAAGCCGTTCCCGACTCGCCCAGCTCGACGGTAGCCTCACCAACGACAATATTTGCAGTTGTAATTGCCATTATTTTCCTCCTAAATTATTCAAGAATGAACATGCGCTTACCACGCTTGTCCCTCCATTTTGCTATTTTCTGTGCGTGCTCTAAGAGCACTTCGTCCTTACGACTCCCCACCCCTACAGCGTTTTGCCACTCAAACTCATACTGAGTGCCGCCAATACGGGCAGTAAAGCCAGAGGCCTTTCCCACATATGTAATAGCAGTATACCTTATTTTCATTTCTATTGCGAATACTATCCCGCTACATACATGACGGAAAAGTCCAATTGGACAGAGTACCAGCCCTCCTTTTCAAGAGGTTGGTTAGACCTAGACCCTATCAGCCTAGATCCCAGAACTCGATTAGTAGTGTTATTTACATTAACCGTGGATGTAACAGTAGTATCGGTCCCAGGACCCCTTGGCCCGCCACCTGTATCAAACATACTAATAATTTTATTACTTATCCTGAAGCATCGATCTGCATCAGAATCGTAAATAACGTAGCGCAACGTATCTTCCCTTAGAAGGTAGGCGCTAGACGCTATGTGGCCCGGAAGCCAGTAATATACTATAAATGGGGGCTTTTGATCATTCGGAGCCACCATAGGAAAGATCTTGACAGTCTTACCGGCAATTTCCTTCATCCCATAGTTTCGCTTAAGCTCATCGTTAAAATCGTAAGCAATTATCTGATCGCTATAGTCTGGCACCGGCCACCTCCGCTGTAACGGACTTTGAGACCTCTTCAGCAAGATTAGACATCTCAGATGCCACTATCTTCTGAATACCATCAATAACGGACTTTACACCGCCATCAGACACATTATTATAACTCATCTCGCCACTCATGCCGCCACTGTCATCAAAATCCATGCTAGCAGTAGAAACAATATAGGCTCCATACTGGCTTGTACCAGAAATTATAAGGTGTAAACTTGTTAAATCAACAGTATGGCTCACAGACAAATGACTGGCCTGCTCAGGGAAATGCTCATGAATGAGACTCTCAACATTCTTAGCAGCAGAATCGCCGTGAGCAGCTATAGCCGAATACACTATGATATTGGACCCCTGGAGGCGCCTAGCCATACTCTTCAGAGCATGAGCGCCCTTAATGTCTATCTTTACCATTACTTAGACTCCACAACAACACGTGCTTTAACATGAAGATGATTCAATCTACCTGAATACCCCGGCCTTTTTACAATAGACACAATTTCCAAAGGACCAGCCTCTAAAACATTGCCATGACTATCACGGATATTATACAACCTCGAATCATAAGTAATCTTATCTTCAAAATGCCGAGGAATGTGAACACCATACTCAGCATTCTCAGTCACATAAGGGGCAGTCTTTCTTACAGTACCCACCGGCGCTACATGAGCATTAATCGTTCTACTGAAATAGTAGTCAGGAACAACCTGCCCGGATGCACTCTCAGACTCGCTATAGAAATGCACATCTACCATGTGTGGGAAACGCATAAAGGTTTGAAAAGACACTTAGCTCACCCCACATAATCCATTACATATAAAGTATAATCCATCAAAAGAATGTCGGCGTCTACATTGCCAGTAGAGCCAAAGTAATCACCATCAAACCTATACCGAGTAGAGTCCATAGCAACATAGTTAACACGATGACGCCTAAACTCCACATCATCATTCATCAAGTCCAGAATCAGCAACTCCGCAGCATTTAAAACGTTGCTAGGGACATAACGCCAGCCAAAACTGCCAGTCACCTTGTAATCAGACTTACTATTAAACTTATTAGAATAGGTCCTAGCAATGTAGCTCTTCCTGGTATCAGAAACCTTATTCTTGAATCTGATCGAATACGATGAGCCGAAATTCCCCATAGAATTAAACTTTTCTAAATTACTCAATGTAGAGTCAGAACTATCATGAATAGTCTCAGCATCGCTATCCCCCGAATCAGCCACAACGGTTGTCAACGTATCCATAGGATAAGGCAGCCTCAAATAACGGTTATCTGTGCCATCAATAATGAAACTCTTACTTCCATAATAATCAAAAGTCTGGCCGCAAAACGTGTTAATGATCCTTCTGGCCTTCTTCTCCAGATCATCAAATTTGGCCCCGTAGTTTGCCTGCATATCAGAATTATTAGAAAAGAACTGCGCTGATGTTATATAAGGAGTGTAAACATTCATATACGACTCGCTTGTATACGCAACTGAACTAATAGAATATGAAAAAACCACTTTATGAACCCCACCTTGAGACAATACGTAATTGTTGGAATTAGTCGCAGATTCACCATACGTAATAGTATAAGTACCAGCAGCCGTGCGTGTACACGCAGTAGAAGCCTGCACCACACTACTGTCATCAAATTCGTGGTACAAGGTAGCGTTGACTGTATTGCTGTCTGGATCTGCACCCAACGACAACGTTACAACCTTACTGGTATTAATCTTTACGTCATCCATCGACTTTCCTCTAACAAGATTATACCACTACAGACATCTAATAGCTAACAGAGCTAGCCGTCTACCTCAAGGTAAATGCATTCCCCTGGGCACTCGTCGGCAGCGTCAATAGCATTCTCCAACTCGCCGTCAGGAACTGTGGCGAGTCCATCAGCCATTCGATATACCGGCCTTGTTTGATAGTTTGGACCAAATATCGTATCCCAATGTGCTTCCTTCACATAAGCCAAGCCATCATCATGCATTTGAAATATAGCAGGACAGATCTCCTCACACAGTCCATCGCCGGTACATAAGTCCTGATCAATCCATACCTTCACTAAACCCGCCTCTTATCTCATCGACCAGCCCAATAGAAAGACACTCGTCTGCATCCAACCACCAATCTTTACGATGCCAGTTCCTCTTAATCTTTTGAGGAGTCAGCTTAGAATTAGCACAAAAGATAGCGATAATTCTTCTCTCGATCCTCTTAACCCACTCAACTTCATCTTCGATCTCAAAAGTTTTTCCTGCCGCACCAAAAGCGGCCCTATGAATCATATACCAAGCCTCAGCAGACATCCATCTATGATCACCGGCCTGAACAAGGATGCTGCCCATACTCGCAGCCATACCAGTAGCACCTGTTGTTATACGATGCCCTTGATTCGCAAGAGACCTTATATAATCGAACAATGCAAGCCCGGAGATTACAGCGCCACCCGGAGAATAAAATATGACCTCAATATCACACCCCGGATCGAGGCGAGACCATTGAGTCAACTTCTTCATACACCTCTCAACACTGCCACCATCAACACCGCCAACAAACCGGTAAATATGGTGAAACTCATCACCAGCAGCACGATTATCAGCAGCATTCTCAGCCTGATCAACCTCAATGTGCTCTAAACGAACACTCAACTCAGCCTGATCCGCCTCAGCATTTGCTTTACGAGCCTCAGCCAAAGCCTTCTCGGCCTCAGCAGCAGCCTTCTTAGCTTCAGCTTCAGCCTTAGCAACATTAGCGTTTCTTTCTTCATCAGAAAGGGATTCATCATCACTCATAAAATCACCCCACACCTACATGATAGCAGTAACAAGATCATAAATCCAGAGACAAATAATGACAGTGGCTGGGATGATGCTCCACAAAAATAGCTTTCTCTGAATAAGAGAATGCCGGCCACCCATCTACAACCAGAGCGCCTTCCAAGTATTAGGACCAACCACCCCATCAGATTTCAGCCCAGACGCCCTCTGAAGCGATCTGACGGCCTTCCGAGTTTTCCGGCCAAAGATACCATCAGGGATGCCAGCATCGTGCCCAGCGGCCCCTAAACGGCTCTGAAGGCACTTCACGCGGTCTGACCGTTCCTTAATGCGAATCGGTGACTCTTTAACCTGTTTTTCAAGATCATTCAGGTACTCAAAAACCCCCGCCCAATCAACCTTATATTCACGAGTAGCACACTTGTCCTCAACCACCAAAGGAGCATCAAACCAATCGTCGCCATCTCTAGGCTGATGGTGCCACCACTCGCTTTCAACAGTAGGATAAAGACCATAAGACTTGGCTATATTGCTGACCTCCCACTGCTTCAACCCGCCACCAATAAGCCTAAAGTCCACAGCATAACAAAAACCATCATCTTGCACCTGATGGAAACTTCCCTTAAAAAACCCATCCGGGCGATTCCAATCAGGATTAGCAGCAAGATTCCCCCTACCAGACTTATAGCGGTCATAAAACCACTTCTGCTGAGCATACGTCCTGCAGGCAGAAACCACAGAAACCCGTCCCTTAATGCGAGCATCAGCAAAAAAAGCATCCAACCGCAACTTAAAACGAGGATGCAACAAGCTTAGATCAACATTAGAACCAGTGACAGGAATCATCACTCATTCTCTTCTTCCTGCTCAGCCAACTTCAACTGCTGCTTAGCGACAAGAACACGCAAAGCAGCCAGCTCCAACTGAACCTTACCCTCGGGGGTGTTGTTCAACTCAGCAAAGATCTCCTCTGCCGTAGGATTCAAATTATCACTCATAGCCATCATCTCCTATCTCTTCAGATACATCTCTCACAGGAAGCCAACCCATAATACGCAACTCACGATTCTCAGCACGAAGCATCCAGACCTCATTCATGACCCAATCTAACGCCTCGATGGCCTCATCCCTTTCAGAAATATCGACCCCTCTATGGTGATCCCTGTACATTTCAATTAGCAACCGCAACTTGCTTTTAACACTAACCCATCTGGGGTTACAGACACAAATAGTGCCCAGCATGCCCTCATTAAACGGGCCAAAATCGCCCCAATACAAAACGCCGCCACAATCGGTGCAATCAGTTGGTAGCTCTCTGCCCATCAGAATCCCTTCTTACAATAGAACAGTCTACCACTATTGCTCTAGGGATTCAACCTCATCCGCCAACTTTCTCAACCGGCTAGCAATCGACTCATCGCCGGGATTGTTTCTAACATCCTCAATCGGATCAGGCCTTGCAGGAACAACCGGTTCCGGCGGGGGCTCAGGAGCCGACATGTCATCCAATCTATATGAATCAATATCTATCGCCATATTGAAAGGAGACTTCATCCACCCGCCATAATAGCCATCCAACCAAGCCAAAGTAATCTCCGTTTCATCACCAACAGAAATATCGTGCTGCGTCCATGCACCGCTGTCTAGTCTGCACTTGACAAAACCAGCATCCAAATCCGCTTCAACCTGAAAAAAAGCGTGCGGATGGCCAACCTTAATAGAACCCACCTTTATAGAATCACCCCAAGCCTTCTTCTGACCGGCATGATAAACATACATACCCAAAGGAAGCTCCCCGTTCTTAGTCTTACCAAACCATGTACGAAACGAGAAACCATTATCAACCGGCTTACGATTACCATGAGCATAAGATCTGCCCTGATCATCCTTCCAGCGTAAATCGGCAAACCCCACAAACTTCCCAGTCGAATTGCTGTTCCAATTAGAAGCAACCCTAACCCAATACCCCATCTTAATGTGGCGGGTAGGATCAATATCCTTCCTTAAATCGCTTCCATAATGAGAACCCTGCCGGAAAAGAATCCTCAACCCAGTTTGTCCATCATGAGAACTCGAAGTCGTATAGGCATTATGGGCCTTACCAGTCCAACCGTTAAGCCAATCACCCTCAAATTTTTCATGAATAATATTTTTCATAGCACCACCTAGGGAGTCCGCTCCACCCACGACTGCGAGGGTTCATCCCATACCCTGCCATCTTCTGGATTGGGGACGGGAGCCTCCCACATACTTTCTTCATTCAAACTCCACGACGGGAACGGTTGCGGGGTATGCAGTAGCCATAGTTGCTCCTTACCTTAGATTCTTCAAGTTCCGACCTCAACCCATGAGGTCGTGTCCTCGTCCCACTCGTAGAACGGTGTCTGCGGGCCGTCTTCGGTGAACACGCCGGGGTACGGAAGGGGCGGCTGCCACATTCCATGCTCGTCGTTCCAGATCCATGACGGGTACGGACTGTCAGGCTTGACCCATGAGGTCGAGTCCTCGTCCCAGATGTAGCCATCGTTTGTGCGGGGGGTGGGCGGCTCCCACTCGTAGCCGTCACTCAGAACCCACGACGGGTAGGGCTGTGGGGCTTTGAAGCCCGTGCCATCCCATGAGTGACCGATGCCTGCGAAGTTCAAGTGGAGCGGGTTGCCGCCGTCAGGTTCTCCGTCCTCGCCGTAGTGGACGCCTCCATGTGTCCAGTACGAGGTCTGAATCCATGTGCCGCCGAGGCCGAGGTCGTCGGCTAGGTACTCCTGCCCACGGTGTTCCTCGTCGTTTGGGACAGCGAGAACCCGTAGGACGATGTTGTCGGAACCGATTTCTGCGAAGTGCGCCATGAGTCCTCCTAGGTGAGCCAGCGCAGTTCGACCACGCCGGAGCCACCGGTTCCGCCGTAGAGGCTGGTGTTGTACCTGCCGTGGCAGCCACCACCGCCGCCCGTGTTCGTCCCGCCATACGGGTTGGTGGTCTGGGCAAAGTTTCCGGCGCCGTACTTTTGGTTGGCAGTGTTCGTCGTGTCGTTACCGGTGCCGTTCCCGTCGCTGCCTCCGCCCTTCTTCGTGTACCAATTGCCCCACCAGTCCCGGTAACCCGAGCCGCCACCACCAGCGACCTCGTAGTCGCTGCTGGTGTACGTCATCGTGGTCCCGATCCCGCCATCAGCGGAGGAACCCGTTCCACCGGCAGCGCCAGCACCGCCTCCACCGCCGCCCCCGTTCGCGATGGGGTAGTACCCGGACTGTCCGTTTCCGCCGTCGTAGCCTTCACCGGCATTACCGGAACCGCCGGACTGTGTGCCCCCGCCTTGGTCGCCGCCGCCGCCACCAGAACCGCCGTCATTACCGGG